CACGCTATATCGCACGATGAGCCGTCCAAGCGGGTCATATACCTCTTCGGCTGGCGGAACCGTTGCAAACGCGTATGACGGCGATGTGGACACCATTTGCACACAGACATCGACCAACGGCAACATCACGGTCAATTACGGCACTTCAAACCCTGTTTACATTGGCTCCATCGGTCTTTTGCCTGCGGCCACTGGCCCTTGGTCGATCATTTACGAATGGTCGGAAGACGGCGTGACATGGGGCACTTTGGTTGACCTCGGCACTGTTGATGTCGTGAACAACGAGTGGATTTGGACTGACATCGAGGCAGGCCAGACTGTCCCCTACTATCGTTGCCGCGCTTACAACGGCACAACTCTGTCTGTTCGTGAGTTGTACTTTGGCAACAACTCGCTTGAGGTGCAGATGTCTTCGCTCAACCGCGATGACTACACCAACCTGCCGAACAAAGATTTCACGGCCAACCAGCCGTACCAGTATTGGTTCAACCGCCAACTTCCACGACCACAAATCTACATTTGGCCCGTGCCGTCAACTGCTTTTGTGCAGATGACTTGCTGGTACTCGCGCCAGATTGAGGATGTTGGCTCTTTGACTAACGAATTGGAAATTCCACAGCGTTGGTACGAGGCTGTGCAGATGATGCTGGCTCACAAGATGAGCCTCGAACTGCCGCAAGTTGCGATGGATCGCATTGGCTATCTTGAGAAGATGGCCGAGAAGCACCTCTACATTGCAGAGCAAGAAGAGCGTGATCGCTCACCAATTTATTGGGCACCGAACATCTCGGTGTACACAGCGTAATGCCAATATTTTTAGACACAACAGGACTGACTTCGATTGCTATCGGTGTATGCGACCGATGCAAGATGAAACGCGCCTTTGTGCAATTGGGGCCAGACCCCAACTTCCCCGGGCTACGGGTGTGTGACCAAGGGTGCAGGGACAATTTCGATCCCTACCGCCTTGCCGCCCGTAAGACCGAGCGTATCAACCTGCGGTTTCCTCGTCCTGATGTGCCTATCGGTGCTGGCGATAACTACCTGATGACTGGCAGTCAATCAATGGATGGCACAAGCCAGTTCATTATTTCAACTGAGCAGAACACACAGACGCCAACATTGACGGGCAACAAAGATACGATTGCGCCGAACCCGCCCGACAATACGAGTACATAAATGTCAGCACAAGTCGCCATAACCCAACTGCCAGCCGCTGGTGCTATTACAGGCACCGAGGCGGTTCCTATCGTCCAAAATGGCGTGACCGTGCAGACAACGACGGGCGCGATCTCTGCATCGCCGTCGCAGACCTACACATACCTAACCGTCAACCAAACGCCTCAGTTGGCAAACAGCCGATATGTTGGCGTGAGCAATGGCCTGTCAATCACTGATGGCGGAGCGCAAGGACTCTTCAATATAAGCCCTACAGGCGCTTTATTGTCTTTGGTGAACTCTGGTACTGGATTTCAAGTAAAAACCTCTTCTACGGCCATTACAGGCCGTTCTATCGCTGTTACTGGCGTTGGTTTGGGAATTACAAACGGCGATGGCATCGCAGGCAACCCAACCATTGCTTTGGCTGGTCAGGTTCTGTCTTTGGCAAATTTGAGCGCCAATGGCTTGATGACCATCACAACTGGCGGTGTTTTGAATGCCACATCCATCACAGGCACGGCCAATCAAGTAGGTGTTGCAAATGGTGATGGTATTGGTGGCGCTCCAACAATTTCAATTGTGGACAACGCAACGCTCCCCGGGACGGGCGGCGTGGTCGTCCCCAAGGGTACGACTGGTCAACAGCCTGTAGGTGTCAGCGGCCAGTTCCGCTTTAACACCACCACAAACCGTTTCGAGGGTTACATCAGTGGCTCTTGGGTGAACATTGGCTCTGGCGACGGTACGGTCACCAATGTCAATGGCACGACCAATCAGATTGCTGTTTTGAATGGTACGACAACGCCGATCATCAGTATTTCGCCCAACCCAATTATCCCCGGTACGGCCAGCATCACCATGCCAATTGGCGCAACTGCCGCACGCCCAACTGGCGTGAATGGTATGTTCCGCTACAACACCGATTTGGCGTTGTTTGAGGGCTTCATCAACGGCTCATGGCAAGTTATTGCCGCTGGTACTGGCGTGACCTCGGTCGCTACGGGAACTGGATTGACGGGTGGCCCAATCACCTCAACAGGCACAATTTCAATTGCCAACAGTGGCGTGACCGCTGGCACTTACGGCTCGTCATCCCTAGTCCCAGTTTTTACCGTCAATGCGCAAGGTCAATTGACCGCCGCTGTAGACACAGCAATCTCCGCCACAGCCATCGGTGCAGTGACTTCAGTGACTGGGACAGCAAATGAAATTGCTTCAACTGGCGGTCAAACGCCTGTTATCTCGTTGCCAAGCGCATTGACATTTACTGGCAAGACGATCACTGGTGGCGCGTTCAACATGGCTTCTGCCCAAGTTGTTTCGGACACGGTCACCACCAACACTGCGGCGCAAACGCTGACCAACAAGACAATCAACGGATCAAACAACACGCTGACCAACATTGCGAACGCAAGTTTGACGAACTCGTCTGTGACCGTTGGCACAACTGCAATTGCTCTGGGCGCGTCATCTTTGACATTGGGCGGATTGACTTCAGTTGCTGTGACGCAAGACCCAACAACAGCACTTCAGTTGGCTACCAAGCAGTATGTAGACGGTCTTGTGGCTACGGGCATCCACTTCCATACGCCAGTGCGTGTTGAGTCCCCAACTCCGCTGAATGCGACCTACAACCAACCGGGCGGGGCGGGGGTCGGCGTTGGCGCTACATTGACCAACGCAGGCACACAAGCCGCTTTGGTAATTGATGGGGTCACTCTTTCTGTTAGTGACCGTGTCCTGATTTACACGCAGACAAACGCCACTCAAAACGGCGTCTATGTGGTGACTAGCGTAGGCTCTGTTTCAACAAACTGGGTTTTGACTCGTTCGTCCGATACTGACACCTACGGGATTGCTGGGCCAACCACATTGAGCGAAGGATCAACTTTCTTTGTTCAGCAAGGCACAACTGGTGCTGGCGAAACCTATACCTGCAATACGCAGGGCGTGATTGTCTTTGGCGCAACCAACATCACTTTTGCGCAGGTTAGTGCATCGCAAATCTATACTGGCACATCGCCAATCAATGTTTCTGGCACAGTCATTTCGTTGACAACCGTTCCTGCTAACCTTGGTGGAACTGGGCAATCATCTTACTCGGTTGGTAATTTGTTGTATGCCACTGGTGCTACAACATTGTCCAAATTGGCAATTGGCACAAACAGTCAGGTGTTGAAGTCAAACGGTACTGCACCGTTTTGGGATTTAAATCCAACATATTTGCCAGTTGTGTTGCATAGCGGCGCATCAACAAACATCCCTGTTGGAAGCGGTTACTTGCCTGTTTTGTTGCATGACGGCGTAACTATAGTCAATGTGGCTTTATTTTGAGGAATAGAAAATGACGGCACGATACCCACTCGTAATTGCTGGTGTCACAATTGAAGAGATTCAAACTGGCGACACCTATAACTTGGATCAGGGAACCAGTCTTCCTTTGACCACTGGTGTCACTGGCGTTTTGCCTGTTGCCAACGGCGGAACCAACTTGTCGTCATATACGGCGGGTGGGGTGCTGTATGCATCAAGCACAAGCGCACTGGCTCAATCTGCAAACCTTTCTTATAATCAATCAACAAGCGTACTGACCGTTGGTACGGGCACAACTGGCGGTATCTCAGGAGGAACCTTCTAATGGCGGCTTTAAATTTCACCCCGATTTCGCTGTACTACAGCACAACTGCGGCGGCTGTTCCTTCTGCTGGCAACCTCGTCAGTGGCGAGTTGGCGCTTAATATTACAGATGAAAAACTGTATTTTAAAAACGCCGCAGGCACTGTGAAGTTGTTGGCCTCAAACGCTGTCACTGCGCCTGTCACAACGATTTCTTTTGGCTCGACTGGCCTTACCCCTGCCACAGCAACTTCAGGCGCTGTAACGGTTGCTGGAACGCTTGCAATCGCAAACGGCGGCACTGGTCAG